TTATTATTATTAGTAATGTTCATATGAATAGTTCTATTAGACCATTGTTTAATAGCGTCGTTCATAATACCTTGATGTAAACGATCGATCTCGTCTTTAGTTAAGTCGATAGCTTTAGCCATCTTCTCGGTATTCTTAGCAGTCTTCTTAGAATTCTTAGCCGTATCTCCGGCCGCCTTAGCTACTGCATCGACTTTACCGTCGTACGTAGCGTTATTATCTGGCTGTTTAGAATCCCATATACTACTAAATTTACCGACAGCACCGTCTCCGGCGTCTTGCCATGCACTAGCCGTCTCGAGAACATTCATCGTACCTATTTTATAGTTATCTAAAGGACCAGAATCGACTTTAACTTGGAAATTAGCAGCTACAGCCGGACCTACGCCTTCTAATAAGTTTTTAAGGAACGGTATCTTACGCATTACATCGAGTATCGTATTAATAGCGCTTACGGTAAATTCAACGATATTATTCCATAGACTACCGAATAGATTTTTAATAGCTTTAGCCGGATTATCGAATACCGTTAATAGGAAGTTAGCGAATATAATGAAGATATTCCACGCATACGCTACTCCGTTATATAAGAAAGCGAATAATCCACCGAATACACCAGCAATTACACCGACCGTAGTATAGGTACTACCGGTTACTTCATCGTAAGCCATTACTAATAGGTGAATAGCACCGATTACCGCTATAATAGCTATCGCTATAAGCCCGACAGGATTAGCAGCTATAGCAGCGTTTAAACTCCATTGAGAAGCCGCTAACGCATAATTAGCTATAGTATTAGCTATTTTAGCAGCCGTATCGATACCAAATACAATAGCCGAATAAGCAGCAGCTGCACCGATAGCATATAGAGCTACCGTTACGATACCGCTATGTTCTTGTAAAAAACTAAAGGCCTTCTGACCGAACGTAAGCATCTGTTTAAAGGCATACGATATTTCGTTAGCTACATTCTTAATAATAGGAGCTATATACTGTATGTTATTCTCAATACTATCGATAAATTGCCTAAATTCTTCGCTATTCGATAATTCGTTAATAACTTCGAATAACGGAGCAAATGCATATTGTGCTACCGACTGAATATCGGTTACCCAGTCCGACATTGTATGAGGTAATTTCCTAAACTGTTCCTCTATTTCGGCGGCATTTTCCGTCATAGCCCTTTTAATAACTTCGGCCGTGATTTTGCCTTCGGAAGCTAATTTCTTTAATTCGCCCCTCGATACGCCCATCGTCTTCGCAATGATATTTTCGATCATCGGAGCATTTTCGGCGATACTTCTAAATTCGTCGCCCTGTAATTGCCCGGACGCTAAACCTTGCGTTAACTGGATCATAGCGTTCTTTTTAGCTTGACCTTTAGTACCGCCAATAGCCATAGCCTTATTAATTGTTTCGGCAAATTGAACCGTCTCTCGAGGATCTGGGAAAGCATCGTGAGCCGATTGAGATAAGTTAGCTACCGTTTCAGCCACATCGGAATAAGCTGAACGGGAACGTCTAGCCGATTCATAGATTTCACGGTTAAGCGCTATCACATTATTTTGTGAACCCGCTATAAGACCGAGCCGAGCATTAATCGTAGCGTATTCTTCAGCCATATCTAATACACTACCTAACGCATCGCCTACTTTAGCTATAGCAGCAGCAGCTATATTAGCACCTAGTGATCCTAAGAATATTGATTTAATGTTCATAAGAGAACCAGATGCTCTAATAGCTTTATCTGCTACGCCGCCCATATGTTGACCGAAAGACGACATAGCCGTAGAAGATCGGCTAGCATTTTGCGATATATTTTGTAATACAGGAGAAACACCGTCGTTAAGTTTGATAGTGTTAGATAATATAGACATATTCTACTCCCGACTTGTGTTTTTTAAGTTCTTCTTGAATTTGTTTCCGTTCGTCGAATCGAGTCGATATAGAAGCAAATATAAAATTACGCTCCTGTTCGTCCATCGAATTAAGTTCGAACGGGGTTATATGATAATACTGGAGAGCCAGATGATAGAGATATGCCTCGTGGTTCTCCTTAATTAGTTTTTTAATTCGGATACCGTATTAGCCTTACCGGACATAACGTCTTTGAGTGCTTCAATAAGTACTTGAGTTTCGCCCGGATATAACATAGTGCCTAATAAGTCGTTTACATTAGTTACGCCGTAAGAGTCTTGTAATTCTGCATCGTTAAGACGAGGGAATAATACGACTTGTTCTAGCAAGTCGGCATTAAGATTTTCTTCGTTAGTTTCTTTAACTCGGTTACCGTTTACGAGTTTAGTAACCGTATTTTTCTTAGTGATTTCTTCTACTAATTTAGTACTAATAGGATGTAACACCCATTCTAAAGGTTTACCTTCTTTATCGGTAAAGCGTTCAGATACTACGACACGTACGTCGTCGACCTGTTTAGCTTTATTCTTAAAGAAGCCATTTAAAGACATATTTTTAATCTCTGACATTGTTTTTTATCTCCGTTATATCATAGAAGAGGGCTTAATTAGGCCCTCTTATTGTGTTTTAAATTAGGCGTGAATACCGTCAAGATCTTTAAACTTCTGAACTCGTTTGATACCGCCTACCGTAAAGTCAATATCGACTTCAAGATATTTGCCGTCTACGTCGAAAATCGTTTCGCCTTGTTTAGTAACACAGCAATTACGATAAATTATAGTACGAGCACCAGTATCGGAAGTAGGATCTTCGTTAGTTGTTTGAAGATCGAAATAGAAGGCTTTACCTTCATTAATAAAACGATCCATATATTCATCAAAGTAATCAGAAACAGCATAAGCAGTCATAGAGCCGGAAATTTTAGCACTTACGCTTTTAGTCTGTTCTACTGTGTTACCTAGGACATTAACTTTTTCGCTTTCAAAGTCTTTATTAATTTTTAAATTTTTAATGTTAAAGAAGTTGTATCGATTGCCTTCGATCGTGATAAAAGCACGGCCAAGCTTAGAAGATACAACGTCTTTAGCGTTCATAGTTTGAACTTCAGCCATTATTTAAACTCCTTATTTTACGTAACAAGTAGCGTACAATTTATCCATTGCTACAGTCGGCTTAATTTCGTAGTTAATTACTACGGAACCCTTTTCGTCGCCTTCTGTCGGAATTTGTACATCCTTAGGATCGAAGCCGTTAATAGCACGTACACCTTGGTATTCTTCGAATAATTTAACGACGTCGTTCCATAATGCGATACGACCGTCTTGATCGTTAGGAGTTTTACCTAGATAGTAGTTACTAAACAAACGAGCTACATCGTATGCGGAGTTATCCAAAACACGAATAACTTGGTTAGATGCGAAGTCTTTAGTACGTTCTTTAGAGAATTCGGTAAAGGAGTTAACGTCGCTAAGGATGCGAGTACCGCCTTTAACGTTTCCGGAAGCGGAGTCCGCTACGTTATGAAGTACTAACTGACCGTTTTTAACGAATTGTTCAAGTTCATATTGTTTGTATTGAATATTGAAGTTAAATTCGCCATCGTATGCTTTATTAGTCAAAGACTTATTAATAGGGCAAGCAGCTTCAGCACCAGTTAACCAATATACGCCGGAACCCGGTTCGGCTCCGGAGTCGCTTACTTTATTAGCTAAAGAGATAACGCCTTCGTAGTTAGCTTTATCACGATTGAATAATACGACTTGGAATTTTTGACCTGTAGTTTCTCTAGCACGTTTAGCGAATGCAATAAACAAGTTTTGAATAGTAGTATCGCTACCGGCATAACCCAATACATTAAAATAGTATGGCTCGATTAATTCGATATACTTTTGATAATCAGATGCTTGGATTTGAGTACCGTTAGTACCACCAGTAAGATATTTAGCAGCTTGAGCCGTAAAGCTTTCACCTTTAGTAAATACTACGTAATCGTTATCTTTTAAGTCTTTAGGAGTGGATAAACCGGACTGTTCATCTACTTTTTTAACTACATCGTCAGTTTTGATATAAGTCGTTACTGTGAATTTATCGGATGCATTAATATCGGCGCTAATAGCTACAGCGATATTATTACCACGTACACCGCCAAATTTAGCAGTCGCTACAGTAGACTGAGCTTTAATGGCATCGGAATTCAAACGATATAAATATAATGTTTTAGCATTTAAGAAAAGGTCTCTTAAACCTTTCATTTTAGGATGCGCATAATCGTAACCGAAGATACGAAGAGAATCCTTTTGGAATTCTTCTTGTTCTACACGTACGATAGCGTTAGTTTCGCCCCAATCGAGAGACAAAGCCATAGTAGTATATCCACGATCTACTACTTCGGCAAATGCTTTCAATTTAGAAACGAAATTGATGTAAACGCCCGGTAATACCTTATTTTGGAATAACCAGTAACCGCCACCTTGAGCCATGTATAGGCCTCCTTATTTGTTAATTAAATATATGTAATTAGTCGTTATATACTTCGACAATCGGAGTACTTAATGTTCTATCGAGAAGTTTTTCTACTTCTTCGACAGTATATTCACGATTTTCGAGTACTGCGCCGAGTAGGTCGGCATAACGAGAGAATCTATCGGAAGTAATAATCGTTTCTGGATCGAATGTAGGAGCCGGAGTTGCTGTATTTGTTACTTCACTCGCTGCGCTCGTTACTTCGTTCGCTTCTTCATTAGTTTTAGCCATGTGTAACCTCTTGTTTTTGCGTTAAGGACTGCATAGGGTCCTCTTTATGAACTTTCCTAATATGATATGAATACGAAACTTTAAAATGTAAAATCCCGTCCGTAATCCGATAACTCATATCTTTCCCTTGTAATAGGGAATTATCGCTTAGAGTGATGTACTCTAAATCGAAATAGAGTTGTTCTACAATCGGATTGATTTGTTTCCTATGGTCTTCGATATAATCATCATCTGCAATAAATAACATAATATCGAAGTCATGACGGCGCTCGTATCGATCACCTATTACATGAATATGATCGGTATTCAAGGTTTCGATTACGAAGCAAGGGAATTCAGCATCGGATTTAATTTCGTCGACATATATCGAATATTTATATTCTTTATTAAGGACTATCGCTATGCCTTCTATA